GTCAAAATGTAGCCTGTTGGTTTACTTTTTGTCAGAACGACGGGCATTATAGCAAATCAAGTACGCCCTTGTCAATGTGAAATTGTCAAAATGTCAACTGTTGGTTTACATTTTGACAGTACACTACTGGAACGTCATGGTCCCGCCGCCGACTCCGTCCTTGAGGAGTTCGGCCGTCTTCTTTGTGTGCTTCGCGATCTCCTGCGTCGCGTTGAGCATCCGCTGCTCCAGCCGGTCGCCCCGGAGGTTCTGCGCGGCCCGCGCGTAGAACGTGCCCTGGGGCTTCGTGACCGCCGTCTGCCTCGCGGTCGCCTCCTGCGCCGAGCGGAGCTTCGCCTCGTACTTGTCGACGAGTCCCTCCGCGAGCGAGTAGGCGTCCTGCGCCTTCCTGATGCGCGACTCCTCCTCGTCCGTGACGTCGCCGTCCGCCTGCGCGTCGGCGAGCGCCTTTCGGAACTCCGCCTTCGCGGACGCGGCCGCGACCTTGGACTGCGAGATTAGGTCGTTCAGCATCTTCATCCCCGCCGCCGCGTCGTCCTTAAGCGTCGACTCGACCCTGCGGTCCGTCTCGCCCTCGGAGCGCCGCCGCTCGATGTCCTCCGCCGTGCGGTCGAACGACTCCTGGAGGTCGGCGATCTCGCGGTCGAACTTGCGCTTAGCCTTCGCCTCCGCGACCTTGATGCGCCGCTCCGCCGTGGCGTCCGCCTCGGCGAGCCGCCCTTCGAGGTCGGCGATCTTCTCCAGGTCCCTGTCCTTCTTCGACTTCTCGTAGGAGAGCATCGTCGATATGAGCGCCTTGTACTCGTCGCGGAGCTCGCGGATGTCCGAGACCTCGTTCTCGAGTTCGCTGCGCGTCTCGCGGATGAGCCGCCTCTCGATGTCGGACGCCTTCTTCGCCGCGCCGTCCGCTTCGTCGGCTGAAGCAGACCGCTCCGACCTTCCGCCCTCGACCTTCTCCTCAAGCTTCTCGTGTTCCGACTTGCCTCCGGTGAGCGCGTCCTCGTCGCCGCCCATGATCGCCTCCATGCGCCTGTTCGCCTCTGCGATCTTCGCCATCTCCTCCCTGATTCGCTCGCCGTTGGAGTGGATGTCCTCCGCCGCCTTGCCCATCCTGAAGGTCACCGTGTTCCAGCAGTTCACCCAGAAGCCGGTCAGCGAGTCGCTTTCCTCGCGAAGCTCGCTGATGTTCTTCCGCGACTCCGCGATCTCGCCTTCGATCTGGTGGATCGCCTGCGCCTTCATCGCCTCGTTGAAGCGGCTCTGCGCGTCCGCCGCCATCGAGATGGACCTCGTCGTATGGTCGACCTCGATGCCGAGGTCGCCGTAGCGCCCCTTCAGCTGGTTCGCGAGCTTCTCCGCCTCCGCCATCTCCGCGTTGTTGAGGCTCTCCTTCTCCGCGAGCTGCGTGAGGCGCTCCATGCGGAGCTGGTCGGTCGCACGGAGCTGGTCGCCCTTCTCGCGGAGCTTCGACATCTCGTCGGACAGCTCCGCCGTGTGCTTCGTGGCCGACGCCATGTATGCGCAGAGGCCTCCCAGGGCGGCGACTATGCCGATCAGAATCCACGTGATCGGGATTGCGCAGAACGCGGTAGCCGCCGCGGACGCCGCGAGGTAGCCCGCAGCCACCACCTTTGTGGTCGCTGCCAAGGCAACGTTCGCCGTGGCCGCGACGCCCGCCGTCAGCGCGGCCTTCGCGTGGCTTAGGGTCAGCGCCCGGCCGACCGCGACGAACGCCGTGTGTGCCGCCGTGGCGGCCTTCACGGCGATTCCTGCGATGGTTTCGGCGGCGGCATGCGCCTTTGCCGAGACCGTGGCCGCGATGGTCGCCGAATTGAGGCCTTTCAGGGCGGCAGCGACCGCCGTGAAGCGCGACGCAATCGCTGCCTTCGCGGCGGCCGCCGCCTCCGCGTTGCCCATCAGCACCAGTCCCGCTGCGATCTGCTTCGCGCGGCTGTCTATCGGAAGGTTCAGCGCGGCGAGAAGCCGCGACGTCCCGACCATCGCGGGGATCGCGGCGTTCCTGTAGTCGGAAAACGCCCTCGCCATGAGCGAGAACGCCCCCTGTACGAGGACGCCCTTCCCGGCGAGAGCCGCCTGGACTCCCGCGAACGCCGAGAACACGCCCGACAGAGCGCCGATCCCGGTCGAAAGCACACGGCTCACGGTGCCTATCGCGAGAAGCGCTGCGCCCAATGCGGCAATCGAGCCCGCCGTGACCGCGATTGAGGTGACGAGCCCGCGATTCGCCTCGATCCACTTCGTGAAAGAGTTTATTACGGCGGTTATCCGCTCGACCATCGGCTTGATCGTCGAGTTGAGGGCCTCGCCCGTCGCGTTCATCGCGCCCTCGACGGCAGACTGGAAGAGGCGGAACGAGCCGCCGATCCCGGCGTCCATCGCCTTCGCGGTCGCGTCGGCCTGGCCGCTCACGTCCTTGAGCTTCGCGAGGAACGCGTCCAGCTCCTTAACGTCCTTCGTGAGCGACATCCCGGACATCATTCCGCGAACGTCGAACACGTCCTTCATGAAGGCAAGCCGCTCCGCCGTCGGAAGCTGCTTCGTCGCGACCGCGATGTCGCGCATCACGTCCGCCATCCTGCGGAGGTTGCCGCTCGAGTCCGTCGCCTCGACCCCGACCTCGCGGAGTATCTTCTGTATCTTGACGTCCGCGAACTGGACATACGCCTTGCGGAGCGCCGTGCCAGCCAATGAGCCCTTGACGCCCATGTTCGCCATGACGCCCAGCGCCGCGCACAGCTCGTCGAGCGTCTCGCCGGCGGCGGCCGCCTGCGGACCCGCCATCTTGAGTCCCTCAAAGAGGTCGCTCAAGGTCTGCGCCGATCCGTTCGCGGTCGCCGTAAGCACATCCGTCACCTGAGTCATCTTCGACGCCTCCATCCCGAAGATGCGCATCGAGTTGGCCGCGATGTCGGCGGACTCCGCAAGTTCAGTTCCCGTCGCTCGGCTCAAGTTGAGAACAGAGGAGATCGAGGCTTCTATCTCAGTCCGGTCGAATCCCATTCGACCCAGCGCGACCATCGCGTCAGCGACCTGCTGCGCGGTGAAGGACGTCTCCCGCCCCAGCCTCTGCGCTGTTTTCGTGAGGCTCTCGAAAGCCTCGCCCGTCGAGCCCGTCACCGCCTGGACGAGCCGCATCCTGTCGTCGAACCCTGCGAACGACCGCTCCGCCAAAACGAAGGGAAGCGACATCGCCCCGCCGAGCGCGAGAAGCTCGCGGCCGACCGAGGAGCATGACTGCGAGAACGCGCGGAGCTGCGACTGCGCCTCGCCGAGGCTCTTCCGCAGCTTCGACGAATCCGCCGTCACCTCGACGAACGCGCGTCCCGCCTTGATGTTGTTCGCAGCCGCCATAGCGCCTCCCTTCACTTCTCCTCTTCGAGGAACACGCGAGCCGCGTGTTCGAGCATCCCCAGCCGTTCCAGGCTTTCGTATTCCCTGGGGTGGTTGTCCCGCATCCATCCCGCCACCTCGCGGATGTCCTCCGCGAGAATCCGTAGCCGCTCGACCGCGTATGCGGGGTTCACGATGTCGGGCATTTCGCACCTCCCCTGCAGAACGCGGCCTTGAGCGCCTCCTTCATATCCTCGCCGCGCAGCACCACCTTCGGCGGCTCCGGCGTGAACGGGTTGAAGTCGGACGGCTTGAGCGGCTTGCCCCTCTTCGGGTCTCGGTTCAGGTTGGCGAGGAGCGCCATCATCGACGACGCGATCCCCCACTCGAACTTCGCCCTTCCGTCGGCCATGAGCCCAAGCTCCCTCAAGGTGAGGGGGCCTGGGTCGACCCCTGCGATTCCGGCGAGCCGCCACGCGGACTCAAGAGCGTCTTCATCCGCTCCTCGAACTCCGGGCTTTCGAGCGCCTCGGCGACCGCCGCCGCGCTCTCCATTTCGTACTTCCTCGCGAGGCCGACCGCCTTCTTCAGGATGAGCCGCCTCGCCCCTGGGAAAAAATCGACGAGTTCGTCCAGGAACGCCCTCGTCGCCGTCTCGATGGAGTCCCCCGCAAGAGACGAGCCGAAGTCGTCGTCGGTCACCCCGTCCGCCTTCGCCTGCTGCTCGCAGAGGACCCAGAGGATGTCGCAGAGGAGGATCGGGTCGTTCGCCACGCGGTCGATTGTGTCGGTCGCGATTGAACCGTCCTTGTTCGTCTGTATGACGTTCACGAGGTCGACTCCGAGGATGTCCCTCACCCGCTTCATCTGGCGGATGTTGAGCTCTATCTCCCAGGAGCGGCCCTTTGCGTCCGTAAATGCCTTCATCGTCTTTTCCTCCCTGATGTCCCGCTATCAGCCGCCGTTTCCGCCGCCGTCCTTCCACGTGGGCGCGCGCGTCACCAGCGTAGGCTTGCACGTGACGCTGACCGTCAGCGCCTCCTCCAGAGGCTCGGAGCGCGAGAACGACGTCACGACGAAGTCGGCGTCGAGCCCGTTGCCGTCGCCGTCGGAGGCGAAGAGCGCAATCGCGGTGTTGTTGAAGTAGGCGTCCTTGATCGCCTTGAACCCGGCGTCGGACGTGTCCCACACCATCTCGAACTCGAGGCTCGCCTCCTTCAGCGTCGCCGCCGTGATGCGCCAGCCCTCGGCCGCGCGCGTCGTGATGTCCGCCTCGCCCGTCTCCAGGTTGAGCGTCACGTCCTTGCAGTTCTTCATCTCCGAGCTTGCCGTCTGTCCGGCGGTGCCGTGGAAGAGCTGCGCATCCAATCCAAGCTTGTATGCCATTTGGTTTTCTCCTTTTGAGGTTTTCTCGCGCAGAGACGCAGAAGCGCAGAGTTCTTCTTTGCGCTCTTTGCGATCTTTGCGGCTAAATCACTTGACCGCGTCGCGCCACAGCTTCGCGAGGCGGGGCGCAGACTCCTTCAGGGCGGGACCCATCAGCGGACGCTTCGGATACCGCTCGCGGCGGTACTTGCCGCCGAACTCGTGGGCCGACGCGGACTCGCCGACGAAGTTGAAGCCGGGTCCGACGAGGACGGACCTCTCTCCGTCGCTGGCGAAGAGTATCGCCCGCTTGAGGAGGCCCTTGCGCGAGTGCGGCGGCTGCCCCGGCGTCGATGGCTTCGGGCTCGTCACGACCTTCCTCTGCGCGACGCGGCGGACGTACGCCCCCGCGCGGCGGAGGATGTCGCGGCCCGCCCTCGCGATCCTCGCGACGAGCCCGTCCTCGTCGAACTCGACCTCGCACTTCATCACCCGCCCTCCGCGACGCGGTGCTCGTTCACCTCCTTGAAGAGGAGTTCGATTACGCCCGTGAACTGCCGCCGTTCCCTCATGTGGTCGGGGGCGTACAGCGGCGAATGGTTCGCCTCGACGCACTTCGCCCCGCGCACGGTCGTGTGCAGGAAGTCGAGCGCGAGCGTCTGCGCGTAGCTCACGAGGTCGACGAGGTCGTCCTCTGTCGCCTTGCGGAGGACGCCCACGTGTATCGTGAGAAAGTCCTCCCTGAACCCCCGCGCCAGCATCCTGTGCTTTATCCCCACCGGAACGACGACAATGCGCGTCCGCTCCTTCACGTCCTTGAGGGAGTATTCGGGCGCGAGTTCCACGTCCGCGCCTCCGATCCTCTCGGCGACGCCGTGGGCGAGCGAGATGATGTCGACCATGCAATCCTCCTTCCCGCGCTACTGCGCGATTCCCTTGACCACCTCGAAGACGAGCGTCGCGACTGCGGAGAGGAGCGATATTATCGCCGCCCCCATCGCCGCGTGCAGCGTCTTCTGGAGCCCGCTCGCCGTCGAGCAGGGCGGCGTGTGGTGCGAGGAGTCCGTGAAGTGCATCTTGACCATGCCCTTCAGCTCCGCGATGTCCATCCTCGCCCGCGTCACCCCTTCCCACAGCTCCGGAAAGCCCGGAGGCATCCCCGGATTGTGTTCTTCCCTTTCAGCCATGACCCTGTCCTCCTGTATGCTTGGCGTGAATCCTGTACGCGGTGTGGAACGCGTCGCTCCAGCGCCACGCCGGCTCCCCGTTTGGCGCAAGGACTTCGTATGTCGCCCCGAGGAACTCCACCTCGTCGCCGACCTGCGGCTCGAAGGGAAGAAGCTCCTTCGGGACGATGAAGTCCCTCGTCTCCACGCGCGTCCAGATTCCGTCCGCGTCCGTCGAGCGGAACACCGTCCTCCCGACTACCGCCCTGACGGTGAGCGGCTCTCCTCCGAGCCGTTTGTACACGACCTCGGAGGCGACGCTCTGCATCTGGATCGCGCGGAGATGCTCTATTCCAGACTGTATCATGAGAACTTCGCCCCCTGGCAGAGCCTTACCGGAATCGTCTCCTCCGACGACCGGACGTTGGGCTTGACGTTGTGCCCGATGGGGACGGCGTCTGGCACCGTCCAGCCGCACACGCCATTCCGATCCGCGCTCCATCCGACCACCCCGCATCCGATGAAGCTCCAGTTCGGGAGCTTCCTCATGTCGAACAGGCCTTCAAGGGCAATCGAACCGAGTTCCCCCGCCCTGACATCGAGCTTCGCGACGCCGACGAGCCTGCCGACTACGACAAGCTCGCCCGCCGCGACGTCCCTGTCGGGGCGGAAGTCGATGGAGTCGCCGCTCTGCACGTACCTCGCGTCCATCGCCGTCCACCCCGGGACTTACTCGATTCCGGGGCAGAGGCGCACGAACACGGTCGCGTCGGAAGCGCCTGCCACTGCGACGGCGTGTCCGATCTTTGCGGAGCCGGAGGTCCCCGGCTCAACGGCCTTTCTGTTCGTCCTGTCCCACGCGACCTCGCTTCCGAGCGCGAACGCGACGCCAGCTGCCTTCGCCATCTCGTAGACGCCCGTCACCGCGAGGGCTCCGAGTTCGCCGGCCTTGATGTCGAGCTTCGCCACGCCGAAGAACCTGACCCCCAGCGCGACCACGTCGCCCGCAGCGACGTCCGCCGTCGGCGTGTAGTCGATGGCGTCGCCCCTCTGAACATACCTTGCATCCATTGTGTGCAGTCCTTTCTCGATTGAAGTTTGAGTAAAAGCGGCCGGGGCCGCCCGGAGCGGGAAAAGAAACAATAAAAGAAACCCGCCGCCGGACGGCCCCGCCCGCAGACTTTAGGCAGCCGCCCCGTTGGACTTGACCATGCCCCGGTGATCCTGCTCGCGGATGCCCACGTCGAAGTACACGCGGAACCAGATGCCGAGGACGTTGAAGTCGAGGTCCCCGCGCTCAACGGTCGGCGTGCGCTTGCCCTTGAGGTAGCCGATCTCGAAGGTGTCGACCGTGCCGGGCTTGCCGAAGAGATACCACGCCGCGTCGCTCGCGCCGTCGTACGTCTTGTTGCCGAGATACGGCGAGGATATGACCTGCAGGTTCTCGTCGGCGATCACGTTCAGCGCGGGGCGGACGGTGTTCTCGGCTCCGCCGGACATGACGAGCGTCGCGCCGCGAGTCAGTTCCTGCGCGAGGAACTTGAGCGCGGTCGGCACCAGCAGGATCGACGGCTCCACGCTGATCGGCTGTCCGTCCGCGCAGGTCTGGTCCATGAAGAGCTGGATGGCCTTCTTGAGCGAGTCGGACGACAGCGCGGAGGTTGCGCCGCTGATGAGGTTCTTGTGGGCCGTAGAGAAGAGCGGCTTGCCGTCCTGCCCGACGGGATTCGCCAGGAGGCGCTTGAAGAAGAGCTGGTCGACGAGCCTCGCCGCCCGGTTGCCCATAGAGGTCGGGACCTTGAGGAACGCGCCGAGGTCGTCGTTGATGATCATCTTGCGCGTCAGGCAGAACTTCTTGGCGTAGGTGTCGAGCTGGTTGACGGCCATCTCCTCCGAGACGCCCCCCTCCTTGATCTCGCCGTCCGCGCCGACGGGCTTCAGGTCGCCGATGTCGGTAAGGCGGAAGCGCTGGTTCTCCTTGAAGTCGGTGAGGTCGCCGGAGGTGCACAGGCGCGTCGCGATGATCGGCTGCGAATTGTAGCTCTGGAGGAGCTTCTTGTTCGCGACGTTGGAGAGGATGCCGGGAAGCGTCACCGTCGAGAACGCGGCCTTTATCGCGGCGTTGTCGAACGTGTGCGGGACGCTCATGCCCTCAAGCCTCATGCATTCGCCCAGGACGGCGCGGAGCGGCATGTCCATGTCGCGCTGCGCGGCCTCGACGGTCTCCTCGCCCATCTCTCGCGCGAGCGAGTCGCCGTCTATCCCCGCCCTCAGCGAAAGTGCCGCCTCAAGCATCTTTGCGTTCATGTCAGATCCCTTCTTCACGCTCACGTTCGGAGGAGTCGTCGTAGGCTGCTTCTCGCGGTACGCCTTAAGCACGGCCTCGCTCACCTGCTCCCTGTTCCACCCTTCCGAGATGGCCTTCGCCTCGATCTCGGGGAACTCCCCGCCGCACACCGACTTGACCATCGTCACGCGGTCGCGCTCGGCCTTGACCGCCTCGGCCGCGATTGCCTTCGCGTCAGGCATCTGGATCGACGGCTGGCTCGGAGCCGGGTTCGGGGCGGCGGACGCCGCCGCCTGCACCTGCTGCGCGGGCTGCGCCGCAGGCGCTGCCGCGACGACGGTCTTAGGTGCTTCGGCCGGCTGTGCGGGCGCAGCAGCCGCCACGGGCTTCGGGTTGTCCGCCGGCGCAGACGCTGTGGCCGCCGGCGGAGTTGCAGGAGCCGCCGCCGCGACGGGCTTCGTCTCCTTGTTGGTCACTTCAGGTTCCATGATGGAGTTTCCTTTCAGTTCGAGTTTCGCCGTGACTGACATGTGCGTCGAGCGGTCCGCGCCCACGGCGACTACGCTGACCTCCCGCAAAGTTGACTTGGTGACGTGGTAGAACGGGGCTTCGTGTTCGACGCCGTTCACCTTGCGCTTCCCCTCCTGGACGAGCTCTGCGGCCTCGACCTCGGCTCCTATCGAGAGCTGCCAGTCCGCGCCCGCCTTCCCCTGGGCGACTATCGCCTCGGCGAGTTCGCCGTCCGCGACGATCTCCCCCGACATCACGAGATGCCCGTCCTCGGCCTTGGCGCTCACGACGCCGATGCGGCCGAGCGTGTGGTTCTCGTGGTTCGCGAGAAGCGGCACGGACTCGGGGACGGTCATGCCCGAGAGGTCTACGACAACCGGCTTCGACCATGCGAATAGCCGCATCTTGCCGCCAGAGTAGGCGAGCCCGGAGACCTTGTGCTTCCCTCCGCCGTCCTTCGCGGCGGTTATTTCGAGGTATTCACTGTTCGTCTTCATCTTCTTCTCCTTCGTTTGGGTCTTGGGAATCCTTTTTTTCGTCGCCTATGCCGAGCCGCTCCTTGAGCGCCTTCTCCTTGGCGATCTGCCTAAGCTCCACCTCCCAGTCGCGTCCCTGCTTTGCGTACTCTATCGCGAGGTTCGTCGTGTGCGACTCGAGCCGCTTCTGCTGCGCGGTCGCCTCCTTGCCCGGATCGACGTGCTCCACGCCGTCCCAGAACCACACGTGTCGGCAGTCGCAGAGGTCGACGTCGGCCGCCGTCGCCAAGGCCCACTCGCGCATCCACGTTTCGAGTACGCGGTCGAGGACTTCCGCCTCCATGAAGGACTGGTCGACCTTGATCGCCTTGTAGTAGGTCTGGTGGTCGAGTCGTCCAGAAGCGTAGTTGTAGCCGGAGGAGTTCCCCGCAGCAATGTTGTAGGGCATCGAAAGGCACCTTGCGATCTCGTTCAGCACCTCGTGCTTGAACTCGCCGTAGGTGGTGACGGGCTGCTTGGGGTCTACCTGCGACATCTTCCACCCGCCCGGCATCGTGAGGAGCATGTTCCTTTCGAGCTGGATCGTGTCCATCGCCTCCACGCTGTCGGCCTCGCCGTTCGCGGGCGCGTCCGTGTACAGGATGCCCGCGAAGTCGGCGGCCGCCTCCGCAGCGGAGACAACCGCGAGCGTGAACCGGCGGAGGTGCGCGAAGAGCGGCAGCGCCGCAGTGATCTCCGGGATGCCGCGATGCTGCTCCGGCCTGTCCTGGCGGAACACGTGTATCATGTTCTCCGCCCTGACCGCAACCGTCTCCGTGTTGAACGAGTCCGTCCCGCCTGGGTGCCGTTTAAGCACCTTGTACGAGACGGGGTTTCCAAATGGATCGAACGTGATGCCGTCAACGCAGTTCGGATCGCTCGTCAGTTCGTCATCCGTAACCCGGTCGGCTTCGATGAGCTGCATGTCGAGCGTCACGTTCGATTTGAGCGCGGGGTTGCGGGCGAGGAGGATGAACGCCTCCCCGTCCTGACAGCGGGCCATGCGAATGGTCCGCAGCTTTGCGGGGAGGTGTGTCTTCTTCGCCCACACCCCGAAGTCGTGCTCTATTCTCCTGTTGGTCCCCTCGTCCTCGAGGAGCATCTGGAGTCTTGGTCCCGTTCCAATCGTGTCCTCCGCGAGGGTCTTCACGATCCCCCTCGCGTAGGAGTTGTTCTGCACTTCATAGCGGGCGCGGGTCCGCAGTATCTTGCGGACATTCGAGTCCGCCTCGGCGTCCGCCGAGAGGAACTCCGCAGCGCCCCAGTGCTTCGCGTTGTCCTTCGTCGTCTGCGCGGCGTCGAAGCGCGCGCGCATCCAGCTGACAAGACGTCCGCCGAGGCTCCTCCGGTCCCCGCCGCCCTTCTTCCTCGATGGCCAAAGTCTCATAGTATCGCCCCTCCCGCAGCCATCTTGTCTATCCTGATCGGAAGACGCCGCTTTTTCAACGCGTCCCTCGACGCATAGTAGTTGAGGAGCTTGATGGCGTCCGCCGCCGAGTGGTTCTCGACGACCTGCCCGTCAACCTCCACCTTCTTCGGCGAGAGGAGGAGGTTCTCCGCTATTTCCTCGATCTTTGACTGATCCATAGTCTTCAAACTCCTTTCCGCTTTCGACCGCGTCGATGCGCTCTCCTACCCAGCGCATCACGTTCACGCACATCGAGTTGCCGCACGCATGATGCCTGTGGCCGTCTGCGGCGTGCTCCTTGCCCTTCCACGGGATGTCCGTCCAGCCGGGCGGAAATCCCATGAGAGACTCGGACTCCACGGGGAGAAGCCGCCGCAGCTGCGCCGGGGTGCAGACGACGTTCACGTGGCTGGAGCGGAGCGTGTACATCGCCGCGCCCGCCTCGTCGTAGCACTTCGTCTTGAGATTACCTGTCCGCCCCTCAAGGTTCATCATGTCGATGGGGAAGCACTCCGCTTCAGGACGCGCTCCAGCATCGGCGGCATCGCGTATCCGAGATTCGCGGCGCGGCGGAGCAGAGCCTCCGCATAGCTCGCCGCCAAGCAGTACCTCTGCGGCGCGGGTCCAGTCTCCACGAAATCCGACAAGGATGACACGACGCCTTCGCTGCGCGACCGCCCCAGGAAATGAGGGAACTCTGGTATACTGCGCGTCCAGCACCCGCCACGAAACGCCGAAGCGTCCCGGCGCGTTGGTGACGATTCCCGAATTCTTCCATCCTCCGTCGGGGACTTCGACGTCCCTTCCCGCGAGCCTGGAGAGGAAGGTTGCGAAGTCGCGCCCTCCATTGATGGAAAGCACGGCTGGGACGTTCTCCCATACGAGCCATCTCGCGTCTGCCCTTTCAGCCAGCCGGACAAACTCGATGGCGAGGCTTCCGCAAGGGTCGGCGATCCCGCCGCGCTTCCCGCCGGAAGAGAACGACTGGCATGGCGTCCCGCCGACAAGGAGGTCGATTGTTCCATCGTAGCCTCCCTTCTCAATCTTCGTGAAGTCGCCGAGGTTCGGAACCGCCGGCAGACGGTGCTTCAGGACTTCCGACGCGAACGGCTCGACCTCCGAGACGAACGCGCAGCGCCAGCCGAGGGGACGCCATGCGACCGTCGCGGCCTCGATCCCGCTGCACACGCTACCGTACCGCATGGCGTCCCCTCCTTTCGCTCTGCCGGCAACCTGCCGATGGCGGCTGCGGCGAAAAACAACAAAAGCCGCACCGCACGCACTCGTCAGGACAAGGGCCGCGCCACAGCGCCCCACAATAATATATACAACTGCCGAAGCAAAATAGTGAGAATTATTTTTCACTTTTTTGCGTCGGAGTCCGAAAGAGCGAAACCCCTGGCGGCCGCGATACCATCATCTCCTCATCCGCCTTAGCTCCGAGAGCTTCACCTTCGGCTTCGCCGCCGTCCTCGGCCTGCCGTCCGCCATCGTCCCCGCGAGGACGCAGCCCGACATCGAAGCCGCGACCGCCGCGCCGACGACGCAGTCCCACCAGTGGTTGTCGTGCGCGTCCGGGCGCATCTTCCACTCGTCGACGCGACGCCCGCGGCCCTCGGTCTTGATGCGGTACTCGGCGGTCAGATGCTCCGCGAAGAGCAGGTGGTCGTCCGCGCTCCGCCCCCAGAGCGTCAGCGCCCCACGGTCGCCGGTCGCGGTGAGAAGCCTGGTCGCCACAAACGACTTCCAGAAGTTGGTGTCGTACACGACGTGCCGCACCGCCCGCTTGCCGCGCACGTTCGGCATCCGCCAGTTCATCCCCACGCGGTCGCCGACAGCCTTCTTGTACTCGCCCATCGGCTTCGACGAGGCTCCGATGTAGCGACCATGCGAAGGCGTGAGGACGCTTGCGAACTCCGACTCGCGGCAGAACTGGTAAACGGTGTCGGTGGACTGCCCCCAGTTCGCGTCGACAAGGCACCGCTCGATCCGCATCGCCGCTCCGTCGTCGCGGAAGTATTCGCGCCCGAGGATCTCGCCCGTCAGCTTCTTGAGCCCCTCGGAAAGACATCCCTCGAGTCCGTGACGCGGGAACTTCATCTGCAGCGTCACGTTCGCGTCGGCGAGCGTGAAGAACCGCCGGTTCTGGTCTGGCCACTCGCCGTAGTCGATCACCCGTCCCGTGAAGTCGTCGTCCCACGCGGCGACGCAGTAGAAGAGCATCGTCTTCTGCACGTCTATGAACGCGGTCAGGTGCGTCGCCGAGACGGGGACGCCGAGGCGGGAGTGTCCGTTGACGCGGGACGAGACGCCGTCGAGCGTCAGCTGCTCCTCGGTGCCCAGGTCCTCGGCCAGCGGCTCGTTCTGGTACTCCGCCCAGAACGCCGCCTCGTCGGTGAGCTTCAGGTTCATCGCGTGCTGCACGGCGGAGAGCTCGTCGTGGTTGAACCGCGCGGGCCACGCCACGACCGCTCCCTCGTCCATCTCCGCCCTGTGCTGGCGGTAGAACTCCGTCGCCCTCAGGAACGTCCCCTTCTCGCGCAGCTCGTCCGCGCGGAGGTCTGCGTACTTGTTCCAGAGCGCCTCGTTCTTCGGGAACTTGTACACCATCCGGCATCGCTCGCCGTTCCACTCGGGGTGCTTCGAGCGGTCGAGCATCTGCTCGGCCATGTCGCCGGGGCGGATCACCGTGCAGGGCATCACGCCCGCGATCTTCCTGCCCGGACCCGCGAGGCCGAGGACGTCGCCCGCGAGGACGCGGACGCGCTTCCTCGTCTGCTCGGACGATCCCGCCGACTCGCTCGTCTGCGGGTCGTCGACGATGACGAACTCGGGGCGGATCGTCCGTCCGTCGGGGCGCTTGTACTTCATGCCGCGAATGCGCCCAGTTATTCCGGCGACGCGGACTATCGCTCCGGAGGAAGCCGCGCCCGCTATCGTGGGCAGCACGATCTCGCTCGCCGTCCACGCGATGCGCGTCCTCTCGCCCTTGTAGAGCTGGCCCGCGCAGCGGTTCGCGATCCCCTCGAGGCGCGCTATCGGGTACACCATCTCAGGGAAGTCCTCGGCGAGGTGCTCGTTCACCTCAAGCTCGGTCTTGATTGAGTCGAGCATCTCGAGGGCCGCGCCCTCGCTCGCACCGATGATGACGATGAACTCGCGGTGCCCGTAGGCCATCGCCCAGATCGCGGCGGTCTCCGTGAGCGAGGACTTGCCGGAGCCGCGAGCCATAGCGAGCGCGAAGAGCCCGCCTTCGAGGACGGCCTTCTGCAGTTTCTCGATTGCGCGAAGGTGGTCGTCGGACCATTCGAGGTTGTATACTTCCGGGAAGTATGTCTCGCAGAACTTCCTGAAGTCGAAGCGGCACGACTCCTTTCTCTCGGGATCGACCACTGCCGGAAGCTCGCCGATGTCGCGCCCCGCGAGGGAGAGGTCGGCCTGCCGCTGCGCCGCCGCCTCGCGGTGCGCCTCGTATGCGTTCGGGTTCGCCTCCGCCGTCTGCGGGGGCGTGTTCCGTTTGTCGATGAGCCACGCGGCGTAGCGGTAGAAGCTGAGGCACCGCGAGTCCTCCGTAGAGGCAATGCGGTATCCCGCCTCCGAGAAGTGCCGGTAGACCATCGCGGCGGTGATGACCGTACCAAGCTCCGTGGAGTTGAGGAACCGCACCATCTCCACGGGCTTCATCTTTTTAACGTTGACCGTCATCGCCCATCTCCTTTGCGACCCACGCGATGTACTTCAGGATGTCGACCGTCCCGTCCGCGTTGACGGGAGCGCCGGCGGCGACGTCGGACTCGAGCCGCTCCAGCGTGAGCGTCCTCGACCCCGCCCTTCGCATGGCGGTCACGAAGTTCTCCTTCGAGATGTGTTCGCGGTTCTGTTCGGGCATTTCTTGCCTCCTGGGAAAATAGTTGAAATAGTCGCCGGTACCCCGTTGACTATTCCTGGAATAAGAGCGAATATGTGCGCCGTTCCGAGTTCATGGTGGACGAGGACTCAAGACAAGGAAAGGACAAAGCACATATGAGCAGCAATGCAGGAATCCGCGCGGGCGACCGCGCGTTCGTGAAGGTGGGGCGCAACCTCGTCGAGGTTCGCGTGAACGGCAGGGCCGAGGGCGGATGGAACGTCACCTCCCGCACAGGCAAGGCCATGACGGCGAAGACGCTCCTGACCGCCGACGGCGAGACGCTCGCCGCAGGCGAGGCGGGAGCCGCCGCCCCCGCGAAGGCCGCGCCCGCAAAGGCGAAGTCGGCAGGCGCGAAGGCCAAGGCAGCGCCCGCCGCCCCTTCGTCCAAGGCGGTGCCCCAGAAGGGACTCTCGCTCCTCAACGCGGCGGCCGCCGTGCTGGAGCGATCCGACGCTCCGATGGCGGTCAAGGGGATGATCGAGGAGGCGAAGGCGCAGGGGCTCTGGACGCCGCGCGGCGGCAAGACGCCCGAGCAGACCCTCTACTCCGCGATCATCCGCGAGATACGCGACAAGGGTTCCGAATCCCGCTTCCGCAAGGACGGGCGCGGACTCTTCGCGTTCGCGAAGTAGACTCAGGCCTCGTATCCGAAAAGCCCGTTCCTGCACATCTCGGCGTAGACGGGCCGATCGAGGCCGAGGCCCGCTATCACGCGGCTCGCCGGATTCGACTCCGTGTACGTCTCCACGACGCGGTTCTCCCCGTCGAGGAGCGTCACGCGGATGTCGCGGCTTCCGATGCAGCACGATATCATGCACTGCATCGAGGGAAGCCCGTACCTCTTCATCCCCTCCAGCGCCTTGCGGCGCGCATACACGTTGAGCGTGACGTCCGCCTTCGTCGGGTCCTTCCCCCACGGGCAGCCTCCGCCGATGCGACTGTTCCCGCCGTAGAAGTCCACGACGAGCTTCCTGCCGGTCGTCCCGCAGTCCGCGACGGACCCGTGCGCGACGTACCGCCCCGTGCCGTTCACGACGACGGCGCATTCGCTTCCGACGATTGACTTAGCCGTCTCCACGACCGACTTCTCGTCGTCGCCGGGCGCAAGCGGAATCGCGACGACGCACTCGACGGGCTTTCCGTCGACGAGCGTCACCTGCGTCTTCACGTCCAGTCCGCCGCACACTCCCGCAATCGACTGCCCGAGCTTCCGGGCGAGCCAGTAGTCCTTGGGCATGTAGCCGTATTCCGGCTCGTCCGCCGCGTAGCCGAACGCCAGCCCCTGGTCTCCCCAGGAGTCGCGGTCGACTCCCTGCGAGATGTCCTGCGACTGGCGCGAGATGTGCGTTTCCACCTCGACCTCCTCGAAGCAGATCGCGTTCGCGTCGCCGAACCGCTCCTGGTACTCGTCGGTGTAGCCGATCTTGTCGATTGCCTCCCGCGCGAAGTCGGCGATGTCCTCCTCGCCGTATGGGGCGTTGGAGGTGATCTCCCCCGATATCGTGCAGTAGCGTTCCTTGAGCTGCACCTCCAGCGCGACCCTGGAGCGGCTGTCGGCCTCGATGTACTTGTCGAGGATGTACGAGGCGATGAAGTCGCACGTCCTGTCGGGATGCCCGACCGTGCAGTATTCCGATGTCTGGATTTTCATTGGTTTCATTGCTGGTTTTCTCCTTGTCTCGCGCCCCGGAAGGAGGCGGCTTTTGTCAGATCTTTCGATAGTAGTCCGCAGGATCGTGTGCGAGTGTACACAGGATCCATCAGGGCCCGCAGTATAGTCGTCTCCGGAGCTCCGCCGCGTCCGGCGAATACGGCGCTATACGGCGGAATACCGCCGATTCTCGCCGTATATCCCGCCTAATCCCGTGTGTTTCCATACTGGTCTACAGTCTCTGGACGACTATAGTCCACACGTAGACACGCGCTCTACACGCCACGGAAGCACACAATTCAACTGTAGATTGTTTCGCAGATGGCCACGATATGGCGGCACAGCTCGGCGGGCAGTTTCGCCCGGAGAGCCTTGCCTTTCAGTCCCTGCGTGCCAGTCCTCGACCCGCGTGGCGCGGCGTCGTGGCAGGGAGCGCCCCGCTTGCACGGCGGGCGGAACTGCGGGTCGGGGTGGTTCGTGAAGATGTCAGTCGGCTTCTGCCGTCTCTCCCCGTACTGGCAGTACGTCACCGTGTGCCGCCGTCCGCCGGTGTCCTTGAGGAGGCCCAGGATGAACGGCATCTTACGCAGCATCCCGACCGGGTTCTCGACGAACCACACCTTCGGCTTCAGCTGGCGGATGAGGTCGCATACATGGGCGTTGACCGCATCGCATCTCGCGGCGTACTCCGTCTTCGGCCTCGTGCCGTCGCGGTGGCGCGAGATGCACATTACGGAGTACGTCGTGCAGTCGGGGCTTGCCCAGATGACGTCGGGATGTCCGAACCGAGCGACGATTTCGTCGGCGGTCAGCTTCCCTATGTCGGCGTTCCAGTCGGGCTTAAGCGCCTCGCTCCAGTCCACGGTAAGCGTCCTGTGCCCGCGCTCCCTGAACGCGGCGGACAGGACGCCCGTCCCGGAAAAGAGTTCAAGCACCCTCATGTGTGCTTTCCCCCGCTTCGGGCGCCGGCGACGTGTCGGATGACGTTTCGCCGGACTTCGGCGTAAGCTTCTGCCAGTCGCAGCCCTCGCCGTGGACGAACTCCGCCCACCTGCGGCGGATCACGTCGCAGTACTTGGGGTCGAGTTCGACGCAGCGGCACACGCGCCCCGTCCTCTCGCAGGCGATCAGGGTCGAGCCGCTGCCGCCGAACGTGTCGAGGACGACGTCGCCGCGCTTCGAGGAGTTGCCGATCAGGTAGCACAGCATGTCGACCGGCTTCATCGTCGGGTGGACGTCGTTCTTCTTCGGCTTGTCGTACTCCATGACCGTCGTCTGCGAGCGGTCGGAGTACCAGCTGTGCGCCTCGCCCTCCTTCCACCCGTAGAGGCAGGGTTCATGTATCCAATGGTAGTCCTGACGCCCGAGGACGAGCGACTGCTTCTTCCAGATGAGGCACTGCCTCACGCGAAGCCCCACGTCGAAGCACGCTCCCCGGAAGTTGTAGCCTTCCGAGTCGGCGTGGAAGATATAGAACGACGCCCCCGGCTTCATGCGCTTCTCGGCGACCCCGAAGGCAGCGCGCAGGAACTCGCGGAACTTCGTGTCCGTCATCGAATCGTTCTGGATCGACTGTCCGTCGCTTCCGTGGTAGTCCACGTTGTACGGAGGGTCCGTTAGCCAGAGGTCGGCCTCGTCCGCCTTGCACACCTTGTCGACGTCGTTGGGCTGCGTCGAGTCGCCGCAGACGAGGAGGTGGTTTCCAAGCTGGTAAACTTCGCCGGGAGTGGATACCGGCACTTCGGGCGTCTCGGGAACGGAATCCGGCTCCGTCTCGCCGTGCGTACCCGCCTCGCCGCCGAGAAGGTCGTCGAGCTCGTCGTCGCCGAACGCGAGGAGCGAGAGGTCGAACCCCGCCTCCTGCAAAGCGGACAGCTCGACCTTCAGCTTGTCCTCGTCCCACTCGGCGATCTCCGCGATCTTGTTGTCCGCGATGCGGAGCGCCTGCTCCTGCTCCGGCGTGAGGTCCGTCGCGATGATGCACGGCATCGTCTCCCAGCCGAGCTTCTTCACCGCGAGGAGCCTTGTGTGTCCCTCGATGATGACCTTGTCCTTGTTGAGGACGGCGGGGTTCCTGAAGCCGAGCTTCTCGATTATGTTCGCGAGCTGCTCGACCGCGCCATCGTTGATACGCGGATTGTTCTCGTATGGAACGATCTCCGACACCGGGACGTTCACGATCTTCATCCTGCTCGTCTCCATCTCAATTCTCCTCTGTGTGTTTCCTGTCGTAGTTCTGGATTCGCTGGCATATCCAGCGGGCGCAGTTGACCGCCCATCCGTTTCCGAGCGCCTTGTACCTCGGCGTGTCGGGGCAGTCCTCCGCGCTCTTCCCGCGATACGGGATCTTCGTGTATCCGTCCGGGAGTCCCTGGAGCCTTTCGCATTCGAGCGGCGTCAGCCGCCGGACGATGTAGTCAATGGCGACGGCGAGGAGGTTGTCGCCCATGTCGGAGCGGAGCGTCGACGCCAGCTCCGAAACGAATCTGTGCAACGCCCCCTCCCGCCGTGCGATTCCCGGCTCGAACGAAACCGCGCCCGGCCCCTTGGCGACCACCGTGGGCGCGCACTCCTCCTCGACCGCGAAGCCGAACTGCGCGTTCCTCCCCTGGTTGAAGGAGGCGCGGTCGAGCCCGATTGCGACGCCGCACTTGTGGCTGGCGGCAAGCGTCTCGCTGAGGTTGTCCTTCGGCTTGTCGTTCATCTTGCCCATCTGCGCGTCGAAGCCTATGCACACGGCGTGGGGGTCGGTCCCGTGCAGGGCGAGGATCGTGGGCGAGACCCCGCTCGTGTCGGTCCCCGCGCCCGTCTTCCTCGCCCCCATGTCGAACACGCCGACGCACTCTGCGGCGACGGCCACCTTGTTCCCCGATTCGCCCTGCGTCCGCATGAGTGTCGGCGAGACCTCCTCGTCGGCGGCGACACTTCGGGCCTTGCCGGAGTTTCCTGGCAGGAACGCCACGACCGCCGTTCCGCCCTGGTGCTTTACAGGGGCGGAATCGACAGTCGTCAATGTAGGAGCGCACTCGACCTCGCGGCATCCGCTCTTCGGGTTCTTCGACTTCATCGCGTTCGACCCCATCGAGTCGATTGCGTATGCGACCGCGTGCTGGTCTCTCGCCGTGAGCGTATAGGACGCGCCTTTCTCCGAGACGCCGAATCCAGCGCCGCCCTTGCGGACGGGCCTGTCGGCGTTCGTCGGCTTGTTCTTGTCCATGTCGATTGCGACTACGGCGTCGGCCGGCACGACGACGAGCGGGTTGTTGTTCGCCGCCTGCGCGTTGTGCGTAGCGCCCATCGTCGGGGCGACGTCCACCTCCTGCGTCCTTGCGTCAGTCTGGTGGTTCTCGAAGCACACCGCGTTGTGGTATCCGGGCGACGATCCGTTCACGAGCGCCCCGCTCACCTCCGGGCTCGCCGACTTGACGCCGCCCGGCTCGTAGGGGTCGAACCCCGACGGCTGCATGACGAACACCCCGGACTTGTCGGCCTGCCCCGTGATCCGCTTTGTCAGGTCGGTGGCGTTCAGCGTCGGCATCACGTCTCCGCCGTTTGCGTTAGTCGGAACCGCGCGATCTGCGCCAACAGAGCCGCCTTTAGGCGGACGGGTAAATCCTTGCCCCGTGACGCGGCGCGGCGCAGTATCCCCGCGCACGCCTTGAGGCTCAAACAGTATTTCCGCAGGTGCTCGCCAACCGTCTCCAGTATGTCCGACAGTCCGCATACCGACGAGCCAAACTCTCCTCCTGCGCTGCGGAACTGCTCTGGGCAGCCCGTCCACTCGCACCCATTGAGCGTCCAGAGTCCTGTAGGCAAGAGAATACCCGCATTCCCCAATCGAGCGGACGAAGTGCGCGAAGTCGCGCCCTCCGTTGCTGGTGAGAACTCCCGGCACGTTCTCCCAAAGTACCCATCGAGGTTGTAGCTCACGACAAAGTCGCGCAAAGTGGAAGGCAAGGGAGCTGCGGGTGCCGCTTCCCTCCGCCATGCCTTTCCTCTTCCCCGCGACCGACACGTCCTGGCACGGCGTGCCGCCGGCGAGGACGCCGAGACGCCCGGCAAGTTCAATGACATCTGTTCCATTCGTTATCCTCCATTTCTCGTCGCCGACCATCTCGGCTGTGATTTTCGTCATGTCCCCGAGGTTCGGAACCTCGGGGTATCTGTGCGCCAGAAGCGAACACGGGAACGGCTCGATCTCCGAAAAGAAGACGGGCCGCCATCCTCCGAGCGGCGTCACCGCCGCGCTCATGCACTCTATTCCGCTGCACACCGTCGCGTATGTAAGTTCCTGTTGCTCTGTGGGCATCTGAGCCTCCTTTTCTGCCTTTGAAAAATTTTTGCGCGAAGAAAGAAAGTTAGGTTAGTAGGGGGGCTCCTTCCCGCGCCCTGCCTTTGAGGGGGCTTTAGGGAGGAACCGTGGCCCCGGCGGGACATATCGTCCCACCCGCCCGAGGCGGGGCGGCGTCGCCCGCCCAGGGCTTGATTTTCCTTTCTTTTGGCCGTTGACTTGTCGCGCTCCGCTATGGCATAATGTGACGCGTCGGCCGCGCCGGGGTATTTTGGGGTTCCTTTCCCCAAGGTTTTCGTCCCCCGTCGCGGCCGACGCTTTCATTTCGCGGATTTGCCGATTTGCCGTTTTGCCGTTTTGCGGCCGCCGTATGCAGCGGCTCGGATCGGATTCCCGTTTTGCGGGTTTTTTACACAGGGTATATTTATATACCCTGTAAAAACGGCAAAACGGGGAATCCCGACCGCTGCCGGGACAGGCAGACGGACGGTTTTGCCGTTTTGCGGGGAGAGGCCGCAAATCGGCAAAACGACGAATTTCTATCTCATCCCGCATTTTCCGCGATTTGCGGGCCGACCGCAGAACACCGCTCCCTCGTTTTGCGGGCCGCCCCGCAAATCGGCAAAACGATGAAATCATGATTCCTCCTTCTGCTCGCTCCGCGAGCCGCGAAACACAAGCTTCACCGGGCCGTCGCCGAAGGGCGAGCCCTCGCCCCTTCTGCACATGACGTAGCCGTTCGCAAGCGCCTCGTCGAACACGCATCTCGCCTTTGTCCGCGATAGGTCAAAGGTCTTCTGTATCTTCAGGACGAAGCTCGTCTTCGGCTCCGGCTTACCCTCGTCCACAAGATCCGCGACGCGGGTCGCAAGCTCGTCGATCTCAAGGACTGCATCCGCGCCGTGCTTCGGCATCCTCTGCTCCGCCTTGCCCGCAAGATCCTCCGGGCTGCGGCCGTAGTCGGGCACCATGAGCGGAAACGCCTTCTGCAGCACAATAGGCTCCTGGCGCGGGAACGAGCGGACGACAGCCTCCAGTACGAGGTAGCCGTCGTCCTTGTGTTCGCGCAGGATGAGGTGCGTGTCGGCGGCGCGCGACTGAGAGCCAGCGCCAGCGCCCACGTCCGTGATGGACTTCTGAGACTGATTGCCTTTCGACGTGTGGTGGATGAGGACAAACGAACACCCCACCTGCTTGGCGAAGGTGTCGATCAAGTTGTAGATGCCGGCGATAGAGCCGTTGTCGTTCTCGTCCGTGTCCTTCGGGAGAGCCCTGTAGAACGCGTCGATCACGATCATCCTGTACCCCGCCTCCCTGAACCTCGGAAGCCACGCGGCGAGGTCGGCTATCGACTTCCACTTGCCGCGCAGATTCCACACGTCGATCATGTCGTCCACGTTCGGAAGCGCGGGGTTGACCTTCCGCATCGCCTCGACGACGAGCGGGATGCGGTTCGCGGACGTCTCCTCGTGAAGCTCGTTGTCTATGAGAAGCACCCTGCCCGGAGCGCATGTGTGTCCGAACCAGTCCATTCCGGACGCGACGCAGATCGCAAGCTGTGTGACCAGCCACGACTTGCCGGTCTTCGGAGCCGCGATGATGTTCATCGTCTCGCCGATGCGGAGGAATCCGTCGATGAGGACGGGGCGCATCTCTGGGAATCGCCTCTTCAGCGCCCCAAGCGAAATGGGGCCTTCCTCTGCCTGCGGGGTTGCCGCTTCCCCGTTTCCTGTTCCCCCGGCTTTCAAGTTGAATGTCACGCCCAGGGTCGGCTCCTTCGCCCTGCCGTAGCCAAGTGTGTGCAAAGCCGAGGCCGCCGCAGTGAAGTCGCCGCCATGACGCAGCGTCGCGTAGACCGCGAACGGGCTGTACTTGACGTTCGGCTCGAACGGCGCGGCGTTCGACGAAAACACATAGAACGATCCGTCCTTGTATGTCGCCGACATCCCGTTCCTCGGGTCCTTGCCGGGACGAGTCCACTGCTCGTTGCCGTCGCTCTTTACGCCGCCGAACTGCCAGCCCGCGTCGGTGAGAAGCCCGTGGATGTCGCCTCTGGCGTTGAAGTCGTCCCCCGGAGGCAGCTCCCACGCCTCCTTTCCGCCCGTAGGGGCGAAATCCGAGCCACGTTGCCCCGTGTCGCCTCCGGCGGGGGCAGGCGGGCGGTTTGCCGCAGGAAGCTCGTCGAGCGAACGTGCGGCGTCCACGAGGGCTTTGCGCGCAACGGCGGTCAGGACGGGCAGTTCGGCGAAGTCCCCCTGCTGGAGGACGTAGCCCTCGGTCGGGGCGCAGAGGAAGAGCCCTCCCTCTCCGCGCGTCTCGATCAAGGTCTTCTGCTTCCCGTCGCGGATGCCCCGCGCCAGCTTCAGGTTGCCCTCCACCGGCTCTTCCGAACGGTAGAACACATGGTAGCCGCCCGACGGCGTCTGCTCGATGACGAGCTGCGCGAGAAGCCCGGTATCGACTTTCTCGATCCACGCGGCGAACAGCTCCCCGCCGTTGTCGAAGTCGAGGCATTCGAGATTCCCGGAGACAGCCCCTGCAACCACACATATCGCGTCGTGCGGGTTCGAGAACCAGGCGCGCACCTCGACCTCAGTCGGAAGTCGCGACTGCCAGTTCTTCCACGACCCTATCGCGGGGTGCTTCCTCGCCTTCGTCGCGGGGAGGCACGAGAGGCCTGCCGCGAGATACGCCATCGCCGTCGCCACGGGTATTTGAGCCATGAGGCCTCCTTTCTTTTTTGTGTGGTTGCGTCAGCCGCCCGGCGAGCGGCAGCTGTTCAGCGCCTCGCTCCAGGCGTTATAGTGACCCGCGCCCATGCTGCGGGCGCAGAAGTACAGGGCCGCGAACAGCACGAGCGTGCCCGCCGCGAGGAGAGCCGCCCACCTCGCCGTCCTGCAGAGGCGCTCGTAGAGCCTCGCGCGCCTCTCCAGCCACGCCCAGTATTCGTCGTCAGAAGGGAATATCATCCCAGTCTTCATCCGAAACCTCCTCTCCCTGTGTGCTTCCGCCCGACTCCACCAGGGGGAAGTCCCCAAGTTCGCAGCCTGTTATCTCAGGGTACTTCTGCCCCGAGACGAACCGCACCGTTATCTCCTTCACCTCGCGGAGCATCCCCGCGAACTCCTGCTCGCACACCTCCTCCGCCGTGCGCGGCAGCGGGCAGTCGGGGTGCGCGTGCTCGCGCCACCACTTCTCGAACTTCCGCCTTGCGTACCCCGTGTGTTCAGGGCACAGCCACTCGGAGTAGTGCGTGAGGTAGTCGACGTCGTATGTCACGCGCACCGTCTTGGGTGCGTCCGGCGGAGCGCCGCGCTTCTCCCAGACCTGGTAGATCGTGTGCATGACGGGGAACTTCTCCGTAGTCACCTCGCCGGAGAGGATGCCGACCCTCGCGGCGGAGGCGTCGAGCGACTTCCTTTCGCCGCGCGGCCACTGGTAGCCGCACTCCGGGCAGAGCATGACGGGAAGGTTCACTATCGTCTGGCACTGCGGGCACGCCTTCGCGAGCGGCCCGCCCTCGCCCTTTCCCGCCTCCTTAACCTTGATCATGTCGATGGGGCCGTGCCGCTCGATGTTGCGCCCGTAGTCGAGGACGAGGCACTCTGTCTTGCCGGTCTCGGGCGAAAGGCGAAAGCCGCGCCCGACCATCTGCACCAGAAGGCCCGGCGAGTTCGTCGGGCGCAGAAGCGCAATCGTGTCCAGGCGCGGGATGTCCGTCCCCGTCGTGAGGACGGAGACGTTGCAGCAGTACTTGAGCGGAGGCTTCTCCGAGAAGAAGTCCTCCTTCACGGTCTCGCCGCGAAGCCTGCGGATCGTCTCCTCTCGCTCGTCGGCTGGCGTGTCGCCGGTGACGATGGCGCACTCCTCGCCGGAGAGCTTCTTTATCGTCGATGCGACCTTCCTGCAGTGCGCGACTGACGTGCAGAAGACGAGGCAGGCCTGTCGATCCTTCGTGAGCCGCACTATCTCCTCGCAGGCGGAGCTGACAAGCCTGTCCTCTCCCATGAGCTTCTCGACGTCCTCCGCCACGAACTCGCCCGCGCGGATGTGCAGGCCGTCCGTGTCGGGCGAGTGCTTCCCCGCCTTCGCGGTGATGTTCGAGATGTAGCCTCGGTTGATGAGCTCCTTGACGCCGATCTCGTAGCAGACCTCGTTGAGGAGGTTCTCCGGCTTGCAGATGAGCCCGCCCTGCGTCCTGTAGGGAGTCGCCGTCCAGCCGATCAGCCTCACGCGGGATTGACCCGCTTGGCCGCCTCGAGGAAGGTGCGGTAGCGCCCCTCGCCGTCAGGCGGCACCATGTGCACCTCGTCGATCATGACGAGGTCGAACGGCCTGAACGCATCGATCTTGTTGTACACCGACTGGATTCCCGCGACGATCACCGGCGCGTCCGTCTCGCGGCTGTCGAGCCCGGCGGAGTACACGCCGACCTTCAGCTCGGGGCAGATGGAGCGGAGCTTCCCCGCGTTCTGCTCGACCAGCTCCTTGACGTGCGCGAGTATCATCACGCGGCCCTTCCAGAGCGTCACGGCGTCCTTCGCCACCTGCGCGATGCAGAGCGACTTCCCTCCGGCCGTCGGGATGACGACGCAGGGGTTCGTCTCCTTCTCGCGGAGGTGCGCGTAGACGGAGTCAACCGCCTCCTGCTGGTAAGGGCGCAACGTGTACATGGACGAGGCCTCCTTCGATTGGTTCGAGCATCTCCATTTCGAGACGCCGGACGAGAGAGTCGTCCTCCAGGAGCCCCGCGTTGACGAGGGCGTCCTGAAGCGACTTGAGCAGATTGTCGAGATCCCGCCTCCGTCTGTCGGGCGGATAGCAGTCGAGCGCAAGGCGGACCTTCCCGGTGAACTTCGGGAAAAGACCCCCGAGTCGGCTCACGACCATGCGGCGGTACTTTCGACCCTCGCGGCTGATGAGCACGCGAGGGCCTACGTGTCGGTAGTAGTTGTTGACCGAGGGAGGCCAGGGGAGGTCGAACTCGGCGTCCCTCACCTCGCCCACGGCGCGGCTCCCGACGCCTGCGGCGGCTTCTGCGCGGGCTGCTGCGTCTGCGCGGCCTTCGCCTTGTACGCCCTGACGACGTTCTTCGTCGGGTCGTTCCTGTCGACGCCGACGGCGATGAGAAGCGGGAGGTTGTGGAGCTGCACGGTGTCCTCGAGCTCTGTGACCCCGACCGCCTTGCAGAGGCTCGCCAGCTCCTCGCGCCCGATCTGCTGCGCCTTGGCGTTCTGGTTCTCGTAGTTGATCCACGCGAAGACCTTGCGCCCCTTTGCGGGGCCATCGGAGAGGATCTCGAACGTGAGGTTGATGCCCATTCCGTTGCCGTTCTTGGTGGCCCTCGTCTCCGAGTCGGTCACGACCGCCTCGTAGGTGCCGGAGGGGATTGCGTCGCGGGAGGTCGTGTCGACCTCGGCCGCGTTGAACTTCAGCTGTGCCATAGTTGGTTTTCCTTTCCTTGGGTTATGGTGCGGGGGCGGCATAGCCCCCGTCCGTTGTCCTTACTTCTTCGATCCCGCCTTCATGCCGTCCATGAAGGCCTGCCACGAGAGAGCCATCTCGCTCGGAAGCGAATAGCGGTTCTTCGCGTTGCAGGCGGGCGAGCCGTTCGTGCGGAGGATGCGCTCGCCGCCGTCCGCACCGACTGGAGCGGCCTTGCCGGTCGTCGAGTCGACGCGCATCCTGCGGGACGCGAACAGCACAGCGTCCGCCCACTCGCACACCAGCGAGTTCGCGCTCTTGTGGAGGCGCGGCTGGTAGCGGTCGTATGCGGGATGCTCCGGGTCCTCGAATCGCTCCACCTTGGCGTGCGCCACGAGGATGACGGCCATTCGCTTCTTCGCGCGGATCTCGTTCAGGAGCTTCACGATCTCGCGCCAGTAGGTGAGCGCGTAGGTGTAACCCTTCCCGTAGCCGCCGTCGGCCTTCTCTATGGACTTGACGCCGTAGTCCGCGCAGACGCGGTCCCAGATGAGGCGCTCCAGCCAGTCGAGCGAGTCGACGCAGAGCGTCTGGAACTCGTGCTCGCCGTCGCGTATCGCCTTCAGCTGCTCCACGACCTCGGCGAACGAGGTGCAGAGCGGGAACTTCGCGCAGTCGATTTCGCTCAAGCCGTCCTCGGTCTGCACGAAGACAGGCTTCGGCGCGGACGCGGCGAACGTCGACTTGCCGACGCCCTCCGAGCCGTATATCATGATGCGGGGAGGCTGCTGCGCCTTCCCCGTCGTTATCGTTTCCAGCAGGTTACCCATTTGGTTCTCCTTTCGTTACTTCAGTTCCCTCGCCCAGGAACGCCCTGGGGTTTCGCATGCCTTGCCGTGGGTGACGGTGATTCCGCCTTCGCCCCTGTGTTCGACCCTTCTGTGGGTCATGAACCTCAGCAGGCTCTCACGGGTCACGCCGATTGCGCGGCAGCCGCCGCCGTAGACGCGGTCGAGGTAACCCCTGTAGATGTAGTGGCGGAGAGTCCGCCGCTTGACCTTCAGGATTTCCATCGCGTCGCCGAACCTGACGTTGTGGACGATGTCGTCGTCCGATTCGGCCTTGCCGCGAAGTGCGGCTATCGCCCGCTCCAGCATGTCCTTCGTGACCTCGGGGTCCATCATGACCATGCTCCTGATCGCGTTTTCTGTTTCCGGCTTCATGCGCTCTCCTCAAATGTCGAGAATCCTCATGTCCTCGGTGCGCGTCGGCCATACGTTATCGCTGCGGCAGCTGCGGAGTTCCGCAATCGCGCGCTCGTTTTCGAGTGCGCAAGCCTGGAGGATGCCGTCGGTCAATTTCCACACGCCGCATCGCATCGGCTCGCGCTTCTCGATGGCTATCAAATAGCAGTCTGCCTCGACAGCGCCCTCGCTCGCTGTGCGCAAGGCCTCGCGGTAGAACGCCATCTGCTGCGGGTAGCCGAACCGCCTCGCGTCGCCCTCGAAGTAGTCCAGGGTCTCGCACGTCTTGAGGTCGCAGATGGCCGGATGCCCGCCGTAGTCGGCGCGGAACCAGTCCATGCGGATCTGGCACGGCTCGCCGCAGTAGCGCGTGCGCACGGTCTGCTCGGCGATGCCGTCGTCGAGAAGCTCGCGGGCGACGGGGTGCGCCCAGACGCTCTCGCGGAGCTTCGACATGAACGCGAAGTCCGCCCCGCCCACGACTTCCTTTGACTGCGATGCGGCCCACTCCCTGTACGCCTTTGTGGTCTTCCCGAACGGCTCGCCCGTCTTGGGGTTGACGGGACCGTCCGTGACGAGGAACTCCTCGTCGAACCTGGCGCGCCCCTCCAGGACGAGGACGTGCACCGCCTTTCCCACGGCGAGCGCGGCCGACTCCGTCGGCTCGATCTCCCCGTTGATCTTCTTGTGGTAGAGCCTCGGGGACTTCCTGAAGTCGCCGAGGAGGTGGCTCGACAGGAACTTTCCGTCCCGTGCCGCCTGGTGGTATTCGTCTGCGGGTACGTCCGCGAAGAACGACAGCTTGTTCATTGGTGTTTCCTTTCTCTTGGGCGAAAACAGAAAACGGAGGCCGTGCCTTAATAATGGCGCAGCCTCCGTCCTCGTGTGCCGACTCTTTGCGGGGCCGATCCGCAAATGCGCGCCAGCCCCACAATAATATATACAACCGCCGAAGCAAAATTGTGAGAATTAATTTTCAAGAAATTCTCCCTTCTGCCCGGCGGCCGGCTCGAAGCCGCACTTCAGCGCGGCCTTCCTCACGCCCCTCATCGTGACGTTCATGATGTGGAAGCGGTCGACGTTGACGCCAAGCCGCCGCGACACCTCGCCGGCCACGTCAGCGTACGACAGCCCGTCGAGCCGAAGGTCAAGCGCAAGAAGCTCCTCGTCGCCCAGCATGAGCTTCATCGTCTCCAAGTCCATGCGGAACCATAGGTCCCTGAAGCACTTGCACCGGTCGCTGAACGGCTCCCCCTCGCAGTCCTTTGCGCCGTCCCCTCCGTCATCGTCGTCCTCAAGCGGGCCGATCGGGACGGTGGGCACGTTCTTCCGCCTCAGCGCGACGTGCTTCTTTATGTTCTTGGCCACGTTGTCGACCGCGACGCTGAGAAAGCGCTCCGCGCCCGCCTTGCGCCCCTTGGCGTTCCTGCGCTCGCCGTCGTAGAGCGGGAGAATGCGGCAGATGTGCGCGTTGATGATCTGCGTGTAGTCCTCGTATTCATGGCGCGCGATGACGCCGCCGACCACAAGCAGGTCGACCACCGCAGACACGCGCGCCCGCATCAGCTCGACCGCCCATTCGGGCGTCATCGGCGCGGGTTCGCACCTGGAACGCGTCCCCGCGCGCCTGCGCTTAAGGGGCGTCGCGACGACGCATCCGAAGTCCAGCTCGTCGTCCGACCGGCGGCTCCCCTCCCCGCGCTCCCACGCGGGGCGGCTCTGCGTCGAATCGCCGTCGGGATTGTAGCGATAGGATCGGCTCATGGCTCCGACTCCTTCTTCGCCGAGCCCCAGAACCGCCTTCCGCGCAAGTCCATGCACAGGGAGTCGTATTTGGCGTCGTCGAACACGATCTCCTCGAAGGCGTCGGCCCCGAACTCGCTCTCGCAGGGATCTGCGGCGAGGTCGAGCTCGGCGGGGCAAAGCTCGGACTCGACATACACTGCGGGGAAAAGCCTGGCCAGCAAGTCGCAGTCCTCCCGGCACGTCGCGCCGCGCAGAATCTTGCCCTCCATGATGCGAGCGTGGCGGCACCTACCCATGACGCACCTCGTTGCCTGCCGGAATTTTCAGGAGGAGGATGCACCCGCCGTGCCGCCTGCCTCTTTTGCCGTGCCTGCGGCGGCGTTTCTTCCTTGGGAACATCGCGCGCTCCCACGCCGCGAGGCTGCGGTCAACCTCTTCGTAGAAGCGCCTTATCTTCGCTCTTGCGCCTGGGGTGATCCCCACGCCTGTCCTTCTGTTAGCCATTGTTGTTTTCCTTTCGTTCGCCCGGATGTCGGGCGTCACGATGTCAATTTTCGCGCCGCCTACACGCCCGACGAACTATGTCTTCTGCGGCATGGGGGCGCGACCCGCGAAACGCAATGGCGAATCTCGCGAACTGCGGCTAAAGTCGCCTACATGAAATGTGTAGTTCGCGTAGGCTTCGCGGATGCAAAAGGAAAAGACCCGCCTGCGGCAACTCCGCAGACGGGTCCAGAGCGCCTTGCTGTGGCGCAGGCACTACCTTGGCATTCCGCCGACGTAGTGCCCGATCTTTATGTGGTAGCAGTAGGCCGCGAGCGCCTGCCATGTCGGATAGCCGTTTGCCACGCGACGGTACGCGCTCCTCGCGGCGAACCAGGGCGTCCTGTCCGGGTGTTCCGCCATGTACTCCCTTACCGCCAGCACCTGACGCTGGCGGACGGTGTTCAGCCTGTGCCACGGATACACCCTGTCCTCGCCGTGCATGTACGCGTCGGTTACAAGGCTTGCCTTCCTGTTGAGGCTGCCGAGAAGCCGAACGGCCTCGTCCATCTTGCCCGAGATGCGCAGCGCGATCTTTCCGATTTCAGCGAGCGAAGCCGCCTCTCCCGCCTTCGGGATGTCGGCTCCACCCAGTTTCCTTGTTTGCATTTCCTGTTTCCTTCATAAGTGTTTCAAGTTGACGTGAAAACCAATGACCGCATGACGCAACGAAGCCCGGATCTCTCCGGGCTTCTCGCTTCATGCAGCTGAAGGTTGACAGGCGGGCCTCTCGGCCTCGGGATAAGACAGCCTAACAGACAACGACCATTGCGCTACTGGCCGAGCGGCGGCCATAGGCCGTTCTCGGATATCAACTCCAGCACGAAGTCGCAGTTCATCGTGCGGTGCGGCGCACGCGCTCGCTGGTGCTGCTCTTCAAGCTCCGCGTCAGTCCATGTCGGCACATATACGCTGGCATAGCGGATCATCCCGCTCCTGACGGCTGCGTATATGTTCGTAAGCGCGGGATGCGTAACTCCGTCCGCGATCCTTACGAGACGCATTGCGGAATTCGATATCGCCTCGCGGCCGGAGAACGACCTGTCGTACTCCCACATGATGTGCGCCGCCACGAGGTCGTTCGTGTTCATCGCAAACCTCTGCTGCGCCAGTTCGTAGACATTCGTGAAGTTCCCGTTCCACCAGTCGTTGGTGACCGAGTGGAAGTTGTCCGCCGTAGGCGCGGCAAGGACGTTGATCGAGACTGCCGCGACAAAGACGGCGATGACGCTTCTTGTATTCACCTTGTTTTCCCTTTCTTTATTATTGAATCAGTCCTTCCCAGCGCCCACGGTTGATCATCTCAGGCGACCTGAAGTGGTAGTTATAGTCAATCACCGTCAACGGCGACACATCGACGTGGTTGTCGGTTGGAGTGGGGTTCGGCCAGAGATTCCTCGCCTTCTGCGGGAGGAGCGGCCACATCTGCCTCGCGACAAGGCTGCCCACGCCCTCAGTGTTTCCGCCTGCGGCAAGGCTCTGCCCCGCCACCCAGCTCCAGTCGCCCGTAGCGTCGTTCCCGGTTCCGATCCGCTGCGCCGCCTCTTGGTTCTCATGCGTGACGCCGAGCTTCTCGCATCCGAACCCGCACACGAAGTTCGAGAGCTTCGCCATCGGGACGGGGAAGCCGTACCATGTCGCCACTGCGCCAAGCCCGTTAGTGTCTACCACCTGGTTGTACCTCCAGACGGTCTGCCACAGTGCGCTGTCCACGCGTCCGCGATAGTCGCCGCAGCCTGCGATGACAAACCACTTGACCCCGAAGTAGGCGTCGTTTCGCTCCTTGAATGTGTACTTGTCAACGAGACCGTTCATGATTGTTGCAACCTTCGTTAGATCGCTCTCAAAAACCGCATCGACAGTCGCACCCGAAAGCGGCAGCACCACGTTACCCTCCGTCCACGGAGAGCCGTCGCAGCGCCCCCTGAAGCGGTACACTCCTCCCTGCACAGGATTCACGAAACGCGCCGTGAGCCCGCCCTCGTGCGAGAGCGATCCGCTCATCTGCGGCTTCGCCTCGACGACCTCCCAGTCGCACGGAAGCGACGAGCCGCCCACCCCCGTCGGAGCGAGGACGAGCCTCATCTGCACCGTGAAGTTCGTTACCGTGAAGCCGTCGTCGCCCAGCGTCGCGACATTGCAGAACGGAACCACAAGATGCCTGTCCGGGGCGAGGCTGTTCGTAATCGAGAAAGGACACGCCGTCTCGCCGTCGAACGGCGGGGGGTTCGCGCTCACCCCTGCATAGTCGCACGTCATCGCGAGATTCGTCACGCAGGCGACCGTGAGGCTCGCCGTGTTCGTGTGGGACACTCCGCCGATCTCGCTCACAAGCTGGAACTGCACGTCGCCGACACTGTCGCTCACGGCCACGCCCCGAATCTCCATCCAGCCGTTCCCCTGCGAAAGAATCGTTATCTTTTCAGACCCCGCCGTGCATTCAATAGACATAGCTGCCTCCGCATTCGCAGATTCCGGAGGGTCGTACACGCCCGAGACGTAGTGGCTGTTCCCGCCGCGCATGACGACGCTCGGTGCCGAGATGTAGACCCAGGCCGATGAGTTTGTCTCGTTCACGCGCTGGCAGCCGCACTGGGTCTGCCAGGAGAAGCCCTTTGCATACCCCTCCCAGAGCGCCGTCACATGCCACCACTGCGAGTAGCCGGAACAGTGACAGGATTCGCAGCAGTTCCACACATAGTTGCTGCCTGTGCATTCGACGGCGCAGCAGTTTCCGGTCACCGAGCCGATCACCAGCCCGATATCAGGATCGCTTGCGATATGACCTCCGTTCTCGTCGCCCTGGAGATTGATGTCTATCGGCCTCTCCACCTCGAAGTCGCCGCTCGGCCCGACTCCGCCTCCAGCCCCCAACAACCGCAGTCCAGGCTGCGTCAGATTTGATGGCTGAACTGCGTTCAGCCTAACCACAGCCTCTGAATCGCTCGCCTCGATCCCCTCAACCGGCCAGCTCGCCGCGACATGATACCTCGCCCCCATCAGGAGCGGCACTTCGCACACCTGCCCCTCGTTCGCGATAACAACCAAGTCGCCGAGGTTGCTCGCCCCGTCGCAGGCTATCTCAATCCGCGTCCTGTCGTGTGTCGGCGTGAACGAGAGCCAGTAGTATGCGGCGGCGTTGGCGTTCGTGCTCCAGACGATATCGTACCCGCCGTCGTTAGTCGGCACGGCCGAGAGAACGCCGCCGCAGTTGGCGTTGAGCCAGTTCATGCCGGTTCCGAAACAGTCGCCGTCAGATGCCGTCGGCCACCAGTCGATAAGGTTGTCGATCCCGTCGCCGTCCCAGTCGTGCGGGTCGATGCGCCGGAACACCCGCAGAAGATCGTTGCTTCTCACGGTGAAGTCGCCGCTCGCGTCAAGGACAATCTGCACGTTGACGGACTCGTTCGTGTCTCCGCCCGCGAAGAACCGCTCCCACGTGACGGTTCGCGTCTCTTCGCCCGCGTGCGCCCACAGGCGGCTTTCTCCCTGCTGGGCGAGGACATCCCCAAGTCCCGCCGACGCCGCGAACACAGGGCCACACAGCGCGTTCTGGAGCCTTCCGTCCACGAACCACCAGAAGACCGAGGTAGTCGCGTTGCTCGGCCCGTATGGAAACGCCCAGCCCGCCGCCTCGCCGCCGATTGCTTCGAGGTCAACAATGTGCTTTCCGAAGTCCGACCGGGCACCATGCTGGTGAAGACGGCCGATGTACACGGCGTTCGACGGCATGGCAAACGAATATCCGGTCTCGGTCGTCTCATAGTCGAGCCTGTAGCCCTGCGCTATCTCCTCCGCTGTCACCGTCTCCTCCGGCTCCCCCAGCCCTGTGCGTAGCATTGATGGCCGAACTGCGCTCAGCCTCTTCGCCATCCTCAGTCCAGACGGCTGTGCCACGCCCGGTCTAATCCCAGCCATTCCAGCACGCGGAGCTGGGGCGTTGGCCGACGGCTCATTCGTGCCTCCGCCGTTCCCTGGCTTCTGCGCCTCGACGGTAGCGACAACCGTCAAAACCGCCAGTAGCGCCTGCACCATTCGCGGCAGCGCTCTCAGCTGACGCCATACAGTCTTGAGCGGCTTCCTCAAGAGAGCCGCCGCAAGCACCCCATAGAAGAACAGCCCTGCGACCAGCGCGACTATATTCCAATTGCTTTCCATGATGTGTTTCCTTATCGCTACCTGATCCTTATCGAGAATCTCTTGTTCTCCACCGTCTCCGTTATGGTTTCGCCGACCGCGCCCTCGCCGCGCTTCACGACCTTGGCGAGATTCCACGCTGGGTCGAAGTTGTGGTGGCTGATAGCAACTGTGTCGCCCGTCCCAGTGAACACCTGCCCCGTCTGGTGGTTCACGAAATACCGCTCCTCGCAGTCGCACCCGAAGACGAAGGCCGTCTCCTCGAAGGAGAGATCGCCGTTCTCGTCGGCGTCGTGTCCTACGGCTACTAGCACTTCGCTCTCCGCGCTCGTGCCTTCAATTTCCAGCTTTAGGCTGAACACTTCAAGCCGCTCGGCGTCCACCCGCAGCAGTATGTTAGTCGTCACCTCGGTGTCGGGCAGCGCCCCGTCCGGGAGCTGCGGCAGAACGATGGTTTTTGCCGCGCAAGCCGTCAGAAAGGCGCACGCGGCGAAGACCAATGCAATTGAACTCTTGATCATAGATTTTCTCCAGTTTGTCCTTGTGTTGGCACAATGGAGCATAGTCTAATGATTTCGAGGACTTTTCAACGTCACATGGCGTGACGCAAGTCATTTTGAGATGCCGATTCGTCACATTTAGTGACGATCCCCTCTTTTTAACCTTGCGCGACTCTCTCGTGAGAATTCCATAAATGAAGATATACCCCCTCGTGCGGCAGTTTGCGAGGGCATATCAGACACTTGCAAATTACGGCATTTGCAGAAGAAATGATATAATACGCAACATGAGAAAAGCACTAATTGTTGAAGACGACCCTGACTCGGCCGAGGGCTTCAAGATCATCCTCACTCGCATGGGGTTTGAGTGTGTCGTCGACCCAATCGGAGACATGGCAATCAAGTACCTGTCGAGCGGAGAGTTCGACATCGCAATCATGGACATAGTCCTCAAGACCAGGATGACCGGCAGCGATATCATCCATGCGGCCAGAGAGCTTGGCGTCAAGACTCCCATCATCGGAGTAAGCGACAAAAGAGGACCAGCCGACCGCGCAAACGACCTCCGCGCAGGCGCCACGGACCACATGGAGAAGCCGTGCCACCCTGCGGAACTTCGAGAGCGCGTCCTCAAGGCAGTGAACGGACAGGACACGGACACCTATCTCGTCTCGGACGACATCATACTGGACGTAAAGACCCGCACAGCACGGCGCGGCGACAGGGTTCTGAAGCTCCGGCGGCTCAGCTTCGACCTGCTGACCGTCCTCATGCGCGCCAAGGGCGATTTTATCCCAAGCGCACGTCTGCGCGACACGCTCGGACTCATGCCGAAGTGCGAGGAAACAGCCCCACTGGACAAGAACGGCTCGCTTCGTATGGCAATCCTCCGACTGCGCGAAGAACTTACCAGTAACGGCGAACGAGACCCCATCCACCACGAGAAGCCAAAAGGATATGCGCTATTTTAA